TTATATCAGACAGTATTGCTAATAAAATCATAGAGCGTAGACCGTTCAAAAACTATGCAGACTTTATTGATAAGGCTTCTAAAAAAGGTAGCGGTATTAATAGCAGAGCAGTATCGGCACTAAATTCAATTGGTGGTGCAGCTTTTGAAGACAATCCCAGAGCTGGCAACGAAAAGGATAATTACTATGAATACTTGGGCATACCTACATTTAATTTAGATTTGCCGCCTAGAATTAAGTCGCAGGCTAAACCAATAGAAGAGTTTGATGACCTTGGATCTTTCCCTATGTTTGGAATGGTTAAAAATATTAAACGTGGAACGGGCTGGGCTCGTGTAGAGTTAGTAGATGAAACTGGATCTATTGGTCTATTTCATAATGAACAGACACAAATAGAGTCTGGACAGATGTATTTCATTCTTGTAGGAGATAATCGTATTGCAAGGTATATAAATGTAAAAGACATGGACCCTAACGGTTCTGATTTATTTGTAGACTATTTATATAGAAAGCAATATGATATTAAAGACGAAGAGAGACTAGTAATTAGCTTTACGCCATATCAAACTAAGGCTGGCAAAATGATGGCTCACATCGTATTTACAGACAAGGATAAAAATCTTACAAGAGCTATTGCTTTCCCAGCCATGTATAAGATAGCATTAGCCAAGATGCGAGAAGGCATGGTATGCGTTCCAGTATTATCTAAATTAGATGATGGAACTTTAAATATAAAGGAGATAAAGTGACAGAAGAATTAGTTGCTCAAATGAGCACAAACAAGGTTCTAGTCGCAATTTTAGAAACATTGGGGAAGGTAACTGTTCCAACACTTACATTTCTTGATGCCTCAAATTCAGACAAGGAACTTGTGATCGATTACAACGAAGAACCACCTTCGTTTGTTTTTAGTTTAAGGGATAAAGTTGGAGACCAAGATACTAACTGAGTACGGACTGGATGCGCTGTCAGCAATTCTTCATGAGATTGCTAAAGATAAGGGCTTCTGGGAAGGAAACCATAATGATGATAAATTTGGAATGAAGCTGGCTTTAGTTCATTCTGAAGTTACTGAAATTTTAGAGGCTATGAGAAAGTCTCAGGGTTCAGAAAAAATTGTAGAAGAAATTGCAGATGTTATTATCAGATTGCTAGATGTTTATGCAGCAATGCGAAATGAAGAAATTGTATTGCATAGTCTTGATGATGTTTTGCAAAATAAAATTGATAAAAATAAACAGCGGCCTACTCTTCACGGCAACCGTTTTTAATGCTATAATAGTAGACTAAGAAAAGAGAACAATGACAATCGCAATAGATGATATATTAGCAAAATTAGATACAAAAACTAGAAATAGAGTTCAATCAGCAGTAGATGTACAGATAGAAAAGCAGGCTACCCCAAGCATAGGTTTAAACTTAGCTTTAAGGGGAGGACTTGGATTCGGAAGACAGGTATTAATCTGGGGAAACAAGTCTGCTGGTAAATCTTCTTTTTGTTTACAGATGATTGCAGAAGCACAGAGGGCTGGTAAGTCTTGTGCTTGGATCGATGCTGAGGCTTCATACGACCAGAAATGGGCGGAAGAGTTGGGCGTTGACTCATCTAAACTAATATATTCCCCTGCTAAAACTATTAATGACATGGTGGATGTTGCTACTCAGTTAATGGAGGCAGAGGTAGATGTTATTGTTGTGGATTCAATTTCAGCGCTACTTCCAGCAATATATTTTGAAAAAGATTCCAATGAATTAAAGAAGCTTGAAGACACCAAGCAGATAGGAGCGGAAGCAAAGGACATGACCCATGCGGTCAAGATGCTAAACTATGCAAACAAAAACACATTACTTGTTCTTATCTCACAACAAAGAAATCAATTTGGCTCTATGCATGCATCCCACATTCCAACAGGAGGAATGGCTGTTAAATTCTTCTCTTCCACTGTTATCAAGCTCTGGTCTAGCGAAGCCGAAGCGAATGCTATTAAGGCTGGTGTTAAGGTTGGCGACAAGATTATTGAGCAGAGAGTCGGACGCCCAGTCAATTGGATTATTGATTACAACAAACTCGGACCGCCCAATTTATCAGGACAATATGACTTCTATTTCCAAGGGGAAGCAATAGGAGTCGATCAGATAGGGGAAACCTTGGATGTTGCAGAAATGTGTGGCATTGTAGAAAAAGGTGGAGCCTGGTATACAGTTGATGGGCAAAGATTGCAAGGGCGAGCAAAAGCAGTTCAATATCTAAAAGAAAACCCAAAGGTTGCAGAAAAACTTCGCAAGGAAATTTATGCCAAATATTAATGAGTTCTTCCATAAGCCAGAAAGGCTTGCAGCAACAGAGTTGCAAGCAATATCTGGAGTAAAGCCTTGCTCTAAATGTGATAAAAATGCACATGAAGGTTTTTGGGATCCAGTAACTATGCAACTGTCCTGGACTTGTCCAGACGGACACCAAACAATACATCAGGTTGGATAATGTCTGAGCGTAGCGAAATAAAAAGAGATGGTGCTAAAGCACAAAAGAATTCAGGTAGAGGTAAGTATCAAAAGGGAGATGCTAAGTGGTTCTCTTTTGTTGTAGATTATAAAGAGGCTAACGCTTCTTTTAATTTAAATAAAGATGTATGGGCAAAGATTTGCACAGATACATTTAAGGTGAATAGAAATATGCACCCAGCATTAAAAGTTATTATAGGTGAAGATTCAAAAGTTAGATTGGGCATAGTCGAATGGGCAATGCTAGAAGAATTGATTACATTTTGGGAGGAAAACCATGTCAAGCGGTAAACTAAAAGTTAGACGTAGATTTAATAAGACACAAATAAAAAACGGAAGAATTGTAAGGCTTCGTAAAGACGGGACCGTAAAGGCGGATCTTGGCCCATACCCAAAAGAAAAGAGGTCATGATGAAAGAAGTATTGTTAACAACAATTACTGGAATGGGAGTAGGTGCAGTTTTTGCTGCGTTTAAGCTTCCTGTTCCAGCACCACCAGTATTTGCTGGACTAATGGGAATATTTGGTCTTTGGCTTGGATACGGATTAATTCAGAGGGTGTTCTAATGAATATTGATTCTGTAACATTTGGATTGTTTATTGGATATTTTAGCGGGTATTTTTCTGCCATGCTAGTTGTACATTTACAGGAAAAGGAGAAGTCCCGTGAACGACAAAAACACTCTGGAACTAATCAGTGATATAACAGAATTTAATGATCTTCATGAGTACATGAAGGATGAGCATCTAGATAAAGCTTTGGCTGTTGTGGTAAAATTGTTAATGAATCCAGATGTTCCACCTGCAAAAGCACCGCTTTTAATTATAGAGTTGCAGGCTATGTCAACTAAGTTTGCTGTGTTGGCTTCAGTATATTCTACTATCGCTAAAGATAAAGCAGGAACAGTAAACAACAATAAGAAGAATGTATATTATTCTGTAAAGGAGTCGATAGATAAACTTGTGGATGCCCTCAAGTATGTCGTTCGTTATAATGGCTAGAGAAATAGTAAACAATTTAAAATTTAAAAAGTCTACTGGTAATTTTAATCCAGAGGCTTTTGCAAAGATGCTTAATGATGCTTATATGGATAGCAAAAGGGCAGATGGGAAAATGACAAAGACATCTTTTAGTCCAAGTTCATTGGGCTATGGGCATGGCAATTGTCCAAGATATTGGTTTATGGCATTTACTGGTGCTGTATTTATAGATAACAATGATGCAGTTTCAGTTGCCAATATGGCAAATGGAACGCAGGCTCATGAAAGAATTCAAAAGATAATTAAAAGCATGGGAATTCTTAAGCATGAAGAATTTGAAATTGTAAATGAATATCCTCCTATTCGTGGTTTTATGGATGTAATACTCGATTGGAATGGAGAAGAGGTTATTGGAGAAATTAAAACTGCCAAGCAGGAAGTTTGGGATACAAGACAGGCAGAGATGAAATCTTCAGCAAACCACCTACTCCAGCTATTGACTTACATGAAATTAAGGAATGTTAAAGAGGGATTTTTCTTGTATGAAAATAAAAATACTCAAGAAATGCTTGTTATTCCAGTTCAAATGAACGACAGAAACAAAAAGATTATTGATGAACTGTTTGAATGGCTATGCTCTGTTTATGATAATTTTAGAGAAGGCGATCTTCCTACACGCCCATTTATTAAAACAAGTTACACATGTAAAAATTGTCCAGTAAAGAAAGAGTGCTGGAAGGGTGAAGAAGGAACAGTAGACATTCCAGCCTATGAGGTTCCTAAAGTATGATATGCAGTAATTCAGATTGCAGTAAAGACTTTGAGCCTAAAACACACAACCAAAAATATTGCTCAGATGAGTGCTGCCGTATTGCTACAAATAAAAGAATCATGGAAAAGTATTATGAGAAAAAAGCAATTAGGGGTGGCAAGTTTCGTCCATGCAATAAATGCAAGGCTCCACTAAGTAGATACAATCAGTCAAACTTATGCTCCTCATGTGAAAAGAATGCTGGATTAAAGAATAGAGATAAGTTGTTGGGAATGATAAATGAGATTAGCTGAGCTGGTTAAGACTAAGGCAAATAGGGTGTTGGGCATAGATGCCTCTACAAACTCTGTAGCATTTTGCTTAATGGAAAATGATAAGCCGATTAGATGGGGCAAGGTAGAGTTTAACGGATCTGATATATATGAAAAAATATATGATGCTAAAGTTAAAATGCATGCCATGCTTCCACAACTTAAATCAGACTATATCGTTGTTGAGGGTGCAGTATTTGTCAAATCCCCAGATGCTGTGATTAAACTATCATACGTATATGGAGTTGTAATTGCAGAACTTATGTCTACTGGAGCCAAGGTTATGACCATATCTCCTACATCTTGGCAGGCACATATTGGAAATAAGAATCCAACAAAGATGGAAAAGGATAAGCTTAGACTTGAAAATCCTGGACATGCTGACTCTTGGTATAAGGCAAAGATGCGGGAGATCAGAAAGCAAAGAACCGTAGATTACTTTAATAAAAAGTATAATCTACAACTAGATGATTTTGATGTAGCAGATGCATTTGGCATTGCTCATTATTCGAATACGGTGCTGACAGAACGATGAAATTGTATCAAAGTAAAGATTGGCTTTATAGGCGTTATGTTGTACAGAAAAAGACTGTCACAGAAATTGCGACAGAGTGTGGAGTCTCTGCTATGACCATACAGAGGCATTTAGAGAAGTTTGGATTAATTAAAAAAAGATGACAATATCATTATGTAAAGTAGCTAATATTGCTGACTTTAAAGATCAAGATTTTTTAAATATATTTAAAAAGTATGACTATTTGGGAACAAAACAATTCCCACAAGCAGTAGAAAATGTTAGTTTACAAAATAGAAAAACATGGGAAATTGCAATGGCCATGTATTCATTTGATACTCTTGGTGTAATCAATCAAAATGCAGAGATTTTAGGAATAGGTGCTGCAAAAGAAGAAACTATTTCTATGCTATCTAACCATGTAAAAAGAGTATTTGCAACAGACATTTATTTAGATGGAGGTAGTTGGCAGCATTGGTATGAGCGTGAATTACTAATGGATGCTCGTCCATATATGGGTAATCTCTATAATCATAGACGTGTTGTTTGGCAGCATGTAGATGGTAGAGACTTGCCATATGAAGATAATTCTTTTGATGGAATATTTAGCTGTAGCTCGCTAGAACATTTTGGAAACGAGTCAGATATAAGAAAATCTATTGAAGAGGCATGTCGTGTACTAAAACCAGGCGGAATAGCAGCCATCTCTTCAGAGTTTAAAATATCTGGATATGGGGATGGGTTTGCAAACGTTCAATTGTTTGATAAAGAAAGAATTGAGCGTGTTTGGGTAGATGGTATTGACTGGGAGTTAGTTGAAATGATAGACTATGAATTAGACGATACAGATTTCATTGATTTTGAAAGAAGTATTAGTGATGTAGAGTATCAAAAGACTGCTCATCCACACATTAAATTAGATAACGGATCATATAAATGGACCAGCGTTCATATGACATTTAGAAAGGCGGAGTAATGCTAGAGCCAGTATTTGAAGATGTTGGAGAATTTCGCTGTCAGGATTTATATTTACTTACAGTAGGCACAGAAGCAGGTAAAGAAATTTGGGAAACCTGCCATGAAATTGCACACATGTTGGTCAAAAAGAATATTGCTTATGGCAATTCAGCCCTTGACCCTGTTCGTATATTTTCAAAGGCGGGACCAAGAGAACAGCTCCATGTCAGAATTGATGATAAATTAAATAGGCTCATGAAGGGTACAGATTATCCAGGCGATAATGATATTGACGATTTAATTGGATATTTAGTCTTATTAAAGATTGCCAAGCAAAAATCCAGTTGATTTTTTAGTCGACTAGGAATATAATATCTATATATGGACATTGAATTAGCTGATCATTTTGATCGTATGAATAAGGTTGTTTCTGAATTGCTCAAGGGCAACAGCGCAACTCAGATTGCTTCTATAACGGGTTTTAAACGGGCAGAGGTTGTAGAGTATATAGACGAGTGGAAACAGGTCGTCAGAAGCGATTCTGGAGCCCGTGACAGGGCAAAGGAAGCCATCTCTGGGGCAGACCAACATTACGCTATGCTCATTAAAGAGGCTTGGAAGACCGTAGAGGATGCAGACCAAGCAGGTCAATTAAATATAAAAGCCACAGCATTAAAACTAATTGCAGATATTGAAGGCAAGCGTATAGGCATGCTTCAAGAGGTAGGTTTGCTAGACAACGCAGAACTTGCAACCCAGTTGGCGGAAACTGAGCGGAAGCAAGACATCCTTGTAAAGATTCTAAAAGAAGTAACAGCAAGTTGTCCAAAGTGTAAATTAGAAGTTGCTAAACGTCTATCTCAAATAACTGGGATAGTTGAACCAGTTGAAATTATAGAGGAAGTTAGTGGATCTTAATTTTAACGATCTCATAGACATCCTCGACGGAGAGGAATTTGATGAGAGACCAGTCGATCTACGAACATTTGTTACGGGACAAGATTACCTTGCACTACCTCCGCTTTCGGAGCACCAGTATACACTCATTGAGAAGAGCAGCCAAATCTACAAGGAATCTACCCTTATAAAATTATTTGGGGAAGAAGAAGGAAAACGTAGATTTAAACAAACATGTAATGAAGTTATTGCTCAGCTTGGTAAGGGTAGTGGTAAAGATTATTGTTCCACTATATCTGTTTGCTATATAGTATATTTACTATTGTGCCTGAAGGACCCAGCTACATATTACGGCAAGCCACCTGGAGACTCAATAGACATTTTAAATATTGCTATCAACGCACAACAGGCAAACAATGTTTTCTTTAAGGGCTTTAAGACACGCATAGAAACATCTCCTTGGTTTACTGGAAAGTATGAATCAAAGGCATCAGAAATTAAATTTAATAAAGCAGTAACGGTTCATTCTGGTCACTCAGAGCGAGAGGCATGGGAAGGCTATAACGTAATAGTTGTAGTCCTAGACGAGATCTCAGGCTTTGCTACAGAAAATACAACTGGGCATGATCAGGCTAAAACAGCAGACGCTATATATGATATGTATAGGGCTTCGGTTGATTCACGTTTTCCAGACTTTGGAAAAGTTATTTTGCTTTCTTTCCCACGATTTAAAAATGATCCTATCCAAAAGTTTTATGAGTCAGTCATTGCAGAAAAAGAAACTTTAGTTAAAACTAAAGTATTAAAAATGGATGACTCATTACCAGACGGAATAGAAGGAAATGAAGTAACCGTTGAATGGGAAGAAGATCATATTATTTCCTATAACATTCCAAGAGTATTTGCCTTAAAAAGACCAACATGGGAAATCAATCCCACAAAAAAAATAGAAGATTTTAAAGTGGCATTTTATAAAAACATGCCAGATGCTCTGGGAAGATTTGCATGCATGCCTTCAGAAGCAGTAGATGCATTCTTTAAATCAAGAGAAAAGGTAGAAAAAGCATTTAGTAATATGGCTTTGGCTATTGATAAATTTGGAAGACTTGAACCTTGGTTTGCCCCAGACCCAGATAAAGAATATTTCTTGCATGTAGACCTTGCTCAAAAGCACGACCACTGTGCAGTTGCAATGTCTCATGTAAACAAATGGGTAAATATAAAAGTAACTGATACCTACTCACAGCCAGCTCCAATAGTTGAAGTAGATGCTGTTAGGTATTGGACACCTACACCAGATAAATCTGTAGACTTTACAGAAGTAAAAGATTATATATTGTCTCTTAGAACTGCTGGGTTTAATATTCGTGTATGCACATTTGACCGCTGGAATTCTCATGATATGATGCAACAATTAAAACAGTATGGAATTAATACAGAGACTTTGTCGGTTGCAAAGAAACATTATGATGATATGGCAATGGTTATATTAGAAGAAAGAATAACTGGGCCAAATATCAAGCTTCTGATAGACGAGTTATTGCAATTGAGAATTATGAGAGACAAAGTAGATCACCCAAGAAAAGGATCCAAAGACTTGGCGGACGCTGTGTGTGGATCTATATATAATGCAATAAGTAGAAGTAAGTTTGATATTTTTGGAGAAGTAGAGGTTCATACATATGACTCTCTTAGGTATGAAGAAAAAGAAGATGTATATGTACAAAATATGATACGTGCTCCAAGGATGCCTCAACAACTAGAAGAGGCTTTGGATAGAATGGAAATATTATGAGTATATATCAAGATAAGGCTAAGGAATGCAAGTGTTGTGGAAAGCATGTTCCACTTCCTACGACATTAAAAGAATACAATAATATAATGCTATGCCCAACCACATTCGCAAACGTGATAGAATATAAGAGACTATGGAAATCTCTTGGCAATAGACCGCCAGGAAGTATACGTAAACATTTTTCTGATTACGTACAAAAAATAGTTGAAGATACTATTGACAAGAATGAGGACGGGACAATACAATTAGACACTAAGCAGCAATAGCTTAGTTGGTTAGAGCCCCCGACTCATAATCGGGTAGTCGTAGGTTCAAGTCCTACTTGCTGCACAAAGGAGAAAAATGTTTGACGATGATGATGGTAGACTACAACACTATTTAGAAATAGGTGCGGTAGAAGTTGCAGGCATAGACCCAGATGGAGAATTTATATATGAAATATGCGAAAGGGCACAAGTAGTAGCGCCAGAGTTATGGCATGCCCATCAAATTCATATAGAGCAATCTTTAACTAAGATGTTTGAAGAAGGTCTTTTAGATGTAACTTATGATGAAAATTTAGAAGCTCATGTTAAGTTAAGCGAAGAGGGCAAAAAGAGATCAAAAGAATTTGGTATAATTGAGATGGACAAAAAGGATTTGCCCAATAATTAGGAGGAATCATGCCTTGGAATATTAAAAGAAATGCTGCGGGATGCAGGGGCTATGCAGTAGTAAAAGAAGACGGGGAATTAGTTGGATGCCATGAGTCTGAAACAAAGGCTAAGGCACACATGAGAGCCTTGTATGCTTCAGAAGCAGATGCTAAAAAAATGAAGGATAAAAAGAAAAAGATTTACTAATAAAAAACTATTTGCTATAATATATATGGGTCGCCATTCGGGGCCCATATATTAATTTATTCGCTTGAAGGAGGAATAAAATGGTTACAACATATACATGGGACCTTTTCAAGGATCCCTTTTTTATTGGCTTCAACAATATGGTTGATCGCCTAAATTCAGTTCATACAACAGCAACACATCAATCTTATCCGCCATATGACGTGGCTCAAATTGATGAAAATGAATATATTGTTAGCCTTGCAGTAGCAGGTTTTAGCAAGGAAGATATAACCGTTGAGGTTGATAATGGAACTCTTGTAATTAAAGGTGAAAGAGATATTGAGGATGCTCCAAAGCATGTAATTCATAAAGGAATTGCTGCAAGGAAATTTACTCGCACCTTTGCTCTCGGAGAATATATGGAGGTGTCCAGTGCTCAGTTGGAGAACGGCCTTCTTAATATTCATGTGGAACGAATCGTCCCAGAAGAGAAAAAGCCAAAGACAATCAAAGTCAAATAAGGTATAATAATCTTGGGCATAGTTGCCTAGGATCCACCTGAGCATGTGGCTAAACTGCTCCTAAAAATTTAGGAGAAATATGTACGAATATCGTGTAAAAAAGCTTGTAGGAGTTGTAGATGGAGACACCATTGATGTTGATATTGACCTTGGCTTCAATGTGTCCTACTCCCAACGAGTTAGGCTTGCTGGCATTGATACTCCAGAATCACGCACCAAAGATAAATTTGAAAAAACACTTGGACTTGAATCAAAAGAGTATATCAAGTCAAAGTTAAAAGATGCCACTGATATTGTTATTAAAACAGAGCTTCCAGATTCTTCAGAAAAGTATGGAAGAATTTTAGGATGGCTATTCGTAGATGGATCTTCAAAATCTATTAATGAGCAAATGATAGAAGATGGGTACGCTTGGTCATACATGGGTGATGCTAAGGTAAAAGACTTTGCTGCCCTTGCAGAAAAGAGAAAGAAAAGCGGTAAGTAATGCCTGCATATGATTACAAGTGTGTTATTTGCGATCACACAAAAGAAGTTCAAAAGCCTATCAGTGATTCAACAATGACAGAGATTTGCGATAAGTGTGGTGCAGCAATGGTAAAGCAGTTTGGTACATTCGGTATTCAGTTTAAAGGTTCTGGCTTTTACAAAACAGATAACGCTAAGTAACTCAATGATATAATTAACTTGTTATACGATTTATAACAAGGAGTTATTAGTTGACTAGGACTAAGTTATGGAGATTGTCATTAGCCGCCATTTTAGGGTTTGGTTGGCTATTTCTCACACCCGCTTCCTATAGCGATGACCCGCTAAGCCTAGCCGCTCAAGAAATACAAGAGTTAAATGAAAAAGTAAGCAATCTAAATGAAGAGGCTGAAACTCAAGCCCTTATAGATATAGCAGAAGATAAATATGATGATGCAGTAGCCGCAAAGCAGGCTAGAGATACTGCATATACTGCACATGATGCGTCGGTAGAAGCAGAGGCTACAGCATTATCTGAGAAAAATGCGGCACAACTAGCAGTAGATTCACAAACAGTCTTAGTTTCAACAACATTAACTCAAAAAAATTCTGCTAAAGATGACCTAGATATTGCTCAATTAAACCTTTCTACTGCAAACACAAATCTACAAACAGCACAGGCGGCAGTTCAAAATGCTGGAAATCAGGGTTGGCAATATGAAGTTTATACATTAAAAAGAGAGTACTCATTTTTATGGCTATCAAATACTGCGGTCCCAGATCAATATTTATGTAGCGGAGTTTTGACGCAATCAAGTCTTTCTCCTGGATGGCAAACATGCGGATATTATGAAGATATTGTAGTTAAATTTACTGGCAAAATAACAGTTCCTCAACAATGGGGAACAACATACTTCGCAGGGTATACAGATGATGGTTTTAAAATGTATATTAATGGAACACAGGTAATTGATCAATGGCAAGAACAGGGATCTACTTGGAGCGAATATTCTCCTGTATATAATGTAAGCCAAAATAATGTTTTAAATGTAGAAATATGGTGGTACAACGGTGGAGGCCCAGGATATTTTCATGTTGGCTGGGCAATACCTGGAGGATGGACTGGTGTATATTCATCTGCAATGTCATATGGAGCTGGTGCAACACAGGCACAAATTGACACATACAATGCCGCAGTAACAGCACAAGCGGCGGCACAAACAGATTATAATAATAAGTTAGCAATATACAATAATAAACTTAGTGCATACAATACAGCAAATTCTACATTAACTACATATAATCAAACATTAACAGCTAAGACTACTTCATA